TCGGCTTTCAATTCTTCCTTGCCGACTCCTAACTGATAGAGTATTCGGAGTATTTCGCCCGCGTCTTGATTGCTCAGTACCGCCATAATGATTCCTCAAGCGATTAGAACAGGCTCGAAGCCCTCTGCCATTTCCCGGCAGCGCTCCGCAATCTGCGATACGCTCTGCCCGCTCACGTCGAACAACTCCGACGCTTTCGCAGCCTTGACAGTCCACGCCTGATGCGCGGCGGCGCGCACGTCGAAAACGTTCTCGAAATCCGGTCCGGCCTCGCGCCAAGTCGCCGTACCGTCGGTAACGATCGATCCGGTAGTCGTCGGCCATACAGGCTCGGTCGCGGCCGTTGTTCCCGCCTGCGTGCAGGTATAGCGGTGTCCGTTCTTCGCGGCGGGCATTACCACAGCGCCGAAAGTGAATGCAGTCTCAAGTATCCAGAACGCGGCGAGCTGGCAGTCGTCGAGGATCGCGTTTAGCTCAACGTCGTCGAGCGCGGGCGTGCTGTCCGGCTGCGCGAGCCTTCGCAGGTCTGCCAATGCGATCTCTTTGTGGTCTTCAACCGTCGGCATAAATCATCCAACCAACTGCGCCACCATCTCACGCGGTTCCAATCGCGCCGGTTGCGGCTCAGGCGTCATGCGTTCATAGACTGCCTGATGTCCCAGGTGCACAAATCCCAATTGATCACCGTAAGCGTGATAAAAGGCGTCAACGCCGCGTCTTACGTTGTCGAATTCACTCGGCCCGCCGCCGTTCCATGCGTAATCGTCGAAGATCAGCAGACCGCCGACTTTCAGCAGGCGAAAACTCAGCACGGCGTCCTCTAGCACGTCAGCGGCTTTGTGCGAGCCGTCGATGTAGATGAAGTCGTATGAATAAACTTCGCATGGGCAGAAATCGCCGCTCCTCAACACATCTTGAGATCGTCCGATAAAACGTCCGATCTTCTTTGCATACGGTTCGGTGTTTTTCAGAAAGCGCGTCAATAGATTGTCGAGATCGAGTCCCATTCGCGCGTGCTCGACGCTGCCCTCGAAGGTGTCTATGCAATCAATGCGCGCCGTTTCATGGGTCAAGATATTTTCCAGCAGCCACACCGTTGACCGTCCCTCGTAGCAGCCGATCTCAAGCGCCCGCACGTCAGGTTTCCCCTTGTAGCGATCGAGGATCAGCCGCCAGTGCGGGATATTTCGCGAGTGCCAATCGGTTGTGAAAGCTGGCTTTGTCATCGTCTGCCTTTGAGTCTCGGCCCCCTCTTCGCTTTCTGCGGCGCTGTCGTCGGCAATGGCCCTTCCGCCTTCACTTCGACCGCGCGGCCTCGCTGGATCAGCAGGTCGGCGATCGGCGGGTCGAGTTCCATTTCCGCGCCCGCGCTGACCATGTTCCAGGCTGTGATAAATTTGACCCGCTTCTTAGTCGCCACTTGCCCCTTTCGCGGTTTTGCTTTGGTTGAATTGCCCGCCGGTCCACACGTTCAATACCGCTTCCATTGCGAGCAGTTTTTCCTCTGTGGTCATCAGGTAGTGGTGCCAGAGATATGCGGTGTCGAGTTGTCCGAGTCTGGCGACGACATCCCGGAACGCAATCGCCTTCAGTCCGTAGCGCGCGATATTGCGCGAGAGAATGAAATCGTCGATCAAATGATCCGGCGTGATATGGGCGCGCCCTTCGGCGAATGTCGGCTTGATCCGCGCGACGGCCTGCTCGAAAGTCAGGTCTTCGAGCGGATGCCACAGGTCGAGACACCAGCGCGACGCGACCGTGAACCAGTTGCCGGATCCGATGTGGCGCCCGTCGCGGCGGAAATAGTCGTCGTAGGTGAAGCGGCACGAAGCGTAGTCCGTCGCGTTGTGCATTACCGTGTCGAACGGGCATATTTCCGTAACGTCCGGCATGTCCGGGTGGACAAGGGCGTCCGAGTCGAAGTACACGCACCAATCGTCGCCACGCTCGCGCGCAAGGTCGTATATCTGAAGTTTTTCGATCACCGGCGGAAGCGTGGGATTCTTCCGCTCGGTGATGACGAAAAACTACGCGCCGATCTTGTCGGCGAAGCGTTTGAGTAGTGGATGAGTAAGCTCGCATATAGCGGGACTGTAATCATCCACGCGCAACGTATAGACAGTTTTGCGAAAGGTCGTCATACAAACTTCTGCTCTAACAGCCCCCGCTCCGCGGCGGTGTTCGGCGTTTCCTCCGCGCGGTACAGGTCGGCATGCGCTGACAGCAGGCAGGCGTTTGTAGAGCCGACCGTACTTAGCGGCAGGATGTAGCGCCTGCGATTGCCCAGAAGGTTGACAAACGTGCGGACGGTAAGGTTGTCGTTCGCGTCCACGAGCGCAGTATGGTTTGCGCCTGTGATGTTCACGGCGTTGGCGCCGTTCGCCTCGTGGCTTTCCTGCCACTGCAGCACGGTGACGCCGTTCGCGCCGAGCAATCCGGCGCAGATGGTCAACACGGCCGCGCGGAATCCTTTCGTGTCGATAACGTTGACGACGGTAGCGTTGGCGCCGCCCGCTACAGAGATCGGCGGCACGGCGCTGACGAATTTTGCATTTTGAAGATCAAGCATTTGTGTTCTCCTATTGCCTGAGTTGTCAGAGGGGCGGCAAAACCGCCCCGGTAGTTATCGCGCCGATTACGCAGACGCCGAGATTAACGCGACGATCGAGCCGGGCACGCGCGACGCCGGAGTCGCATGAGCGTTTCCAACGTCGTGGATGATGATGTCAATGCGCTCCGTCCCGCGTACCGCGATCTGATCGTTGGCGGATAGCGAGAACGGATCGGTAAAGAGCGTGCGCGATCTGCGGTCGCCCATTACTGCGCCCATCGTCAGATCGCCCAGGATCGCGGCGATCTGCGAGTTTGCATCCGTACTCGGCATGACTTGCGTGAAATTGACGGGATAGCCGAGGAATAGCGGGCGCGCCGCGCGATCTCCGGTCGCTATTTCGCGGATCGTGTTGCCGCCCGCGGCGAGCTCGAGGCGCTGCATAGTCCCATAGTAGAAGCTGCGATGACAGTACCACGAGCTTTGGGCCGTGTCGGCGTACTGTGGCAGCCTCGCAACCACGGCGTTAAAGTCGGTCAGGATGAATTCGGAAAAGAGGTTGCCAGTCGCGACAACCAATCCGGCAATATTGCCGATTGTCCCGCTGAGGCCCAGTAGTTTCTGGGTTATACCCGTAATTCCGCCGTATGTCGGGCTACCATCCCCCAAGAATCCGGCCTGATCTTCGGCAAGCGCAAACGCGGTTCCGATCTCGAACGCGAGTTGATCGGCGATACTGATAGCCGAATCCTCGGTGATCTCTGACGACATAATCACGCGCGCGGCAAGCTTCTTCGCGACGAGCTGTACGTTGTCATAAGTCGGCGTCGAGTCCGTAATCGCAGCGCCCTCGCCAACCCATGCGGCGGTGACGCCCCCGGTTCGGCGCGGGATCATCTTCGTATCGCTCGCCATCTGATTCATTCGCGCGAATCGCCGGAAAACGCCGAACTGTTCGAGCAAGCGAATGAGCATATTGTCGAACTCAGGCGGGACCAATGCGCCGCCCTGCTCGTTGATGCCTTCGTTCAGCGCCTTGACGGTCGGGATTCCGTTATCCTGACAGAACTGGATAGACTTCTGCGCCAAAGCGGAACCGTGAAATGCGGGAGTCGCCGCGACGTACCAGTTGAAGAACCTGTAAGCCAGCTCCTCGTCCTGATGGCGATTGCCGTAAAGATCAATATGCTTCAGGCCGCCCATCGCCGAGTATGCGATGGCGCGGGATTTCTTCGGGTCAGCGTCCCCGCTCGGAAACTTCGGGCGATTGACGGCGCCGGCGAAGACTTTCACGCGCTCTTCGTTTTTCACGCGGGCTTCTTCGACCTTTTTCAACTCAGCGTGCCTTGCTTCGAGCCGTTCCTGGTCTTCGTCAATGGATTTGATCTCGTCGAGTTCTTCCTGGGTATTCGCTCTGTTGTCCCGCTCGTTGGCCAGATCGAAAAGCTGAGTCAAGCGTTTCGTGTTGTTGTGCATCGTGGCGGCGATTTCCGTCATCGTCCCCACGGTGAGCAACTGCTCAATTGTTTTCATTTTATTTCCCTCTTAACGGCGGTCATAGCGATGCTTCGCCATGAGGTCCGCGGTTTGCTTCGCGCGTTTCTCCGCGTCGTCCGTCGCCCCGGCTGATTCGCCGAGTAGGGTTTGAAGGTCAGCGATTACCGCTTTGCCCTGCCCTATCAGCGACGTGATCCGCTGGCGATTGCGTTCGGAGAGAACGCGTCCGGCTTTTTGCCGCGCTTCCGCGTTGCCGCGAAAACGCGACGTGATGCCCCTCATGGCGATCACCGTCAATTGGGAATGCGTGTCGATGTCGAGGCCGTCGAGAGCAAGCACCTGCTCTTCGACTCCTACTGTGGTCTTTAGATAAAAATCTTCAACCGCGCCCGCATCGAGCCCTTCT